AAAACTCTAAACTTATCTTATTAGGAGACCCAGGACAATCAGATGTGCATGATGGTGAAGCGTTAGATGAATTTGTTGAGATGTGTCATCACTATGGTATAGAGGCACCTATTGTAAGGTTTACAACTGATCATATTGTTCGATCAGATATAGTAGCTCAATTAGTAAAGATGTTTGCTAAAAATAATATGTAGTAGAAAAAGGGCTACTAGCCCTTTTTTTAATCTTATGTTGCTGAAAATGCCTGAGCAATATTCCCTAGATAATTAGTACCATCATAAATGATTGTAACAACATCAATAGCATTCGCGTCTGTAGTCAATGTAGGTGGTCCACCTGGAAACTTGACTGATGTAAATGTACCTGTTCTAGAACCTGTACCGTCTTGCGTGATAATTAATGTTACTGATTGACCAGTATCGAAATTTACCATTGAAAACGTTGCGTTTGTATCTAAAGTAACTGACTGTACAGAAGATGTACTTGGATCAATACTAATAGAAGAAGCTGATGTTTTAGCTACAATTTCCTCTTTGATACCACCACTAAATAAAGCCGTCTGTGTAAATGCGGAACTTGCTTCAATACTAGGGTTTCTAATAAAAGCAGAAAATCTTCTGCTTCTTGAACTAAATGCTGCTGCTGATCTGATAGCCATAAGGCACTCCTTTAAATTGTTAATTTATTTATTATTTTCTAGAAAATACTGTATCTTATTCTTATAATCTGTACAGCTGTCTAAGATGTACTAAAGCCCCAGAGACCATATGTTACTTCTTTTTACCTTGTCTCATGTTTATTTGCCAATGAGCGAGTTGTTTCTTTCTAGGAGAAGCGCTATCAGATGATCTTATTTTTTTAAGATCAGAGATAGATGCTTTCTTTGGTATACCATGTCTAGCACTATCCCCTTTATCTTGCGGGTTACGACCATCTTTAAAATTTTCAGTTGTAGGAGTTTTTCTTAAAGCTCTTAACTGTTCTCTTTTTTTATTAAAGCTATTTACACCTCCTACTAATTTTTTAGTTCTTATACCGGTAGATGTTTTTTGACTAACCATATCATTTCTATTTGGATTAACCATAATAGCTTCTGAACGTACATCATTAATCATATAATCTCTAGCAACATCTATATAGTCAGCTGCTTTTGTAATTTTATTTTGAACCCATTCTGCTAGATTAGTATTATCTTCCATCATGTTCATAAGATCAGTCGCGTTGCGAATAATTCCTCTTAACTGAATTTTAGCCATTTCGCCTTCATAATCATATTCGCGTTCGTTTGAATCTTTAGACTCTCTCATTCTTTGTCGCGCGTATTCTTTTCTTTTAGCTAAAATTTTATCGCGCATGCTTGGTGCTTCTGGAGCTCTTTTTTTAACAGTAATAGTTTGTTTTTTAGGACGTGTTGATGTAAAACCTAACAATTCATTTACTTGTTCTTTATCATTTACCATTGTTTACAACTCCAATAACGTGCTTTTGTTTTAGGTCCAGGATTGTCGCAATTATGTCTTGCTCTAAAAGATTTTCTTCTTTCAGGGTTATCAGCTTTGATTTCCATATTAGGATCACCAAAATTAACTTTTACAACATTACCTTTTTCATTTTTTACATACACCGATCTTTTTTTAGGACCACCTGGTGTGTAAAAAGGTTTGTTTAATTTTACGTTAGATTTTTTACCATCTTCATCTTCATAGATAGCTTCTTCTTCTAACTCACCCCATTCATTCATTACAACTTTATTGTAAAAAAGATTATCACCTGTTAAAATACTCATTGTTACCTCTTTGGACTACCCCAGACTTCTCTGGCATTAACTTTAATAAATTTTTTATTAGTTTCATTAGTGTTAGGATTAGGAATAGTAAGAACCACGTTTTTAAAATTTAAGAAAGCTTTCATTTGAGCGTTCTGTCTATTACCTGAACTAAGCCATTCTTTTCTACCTATCTTACTCCATCTACATGGTTGCTGATGTGTAATACCTTTTGAAACTTGTTTTGCTCTTTGTCTTTTCTTAGCCATAATATACCTTTAAATTTTATCGTTGTTTAATTTACCATCTGTATATGTTTGTGATTCAAAATACAAATATCTAAATGAAACTGTGCTTGTTATATAATTAATATCTTGTAAGGTTGCATCATACTGTGGTCCATCTACACTGATAGGAAAAGAGTTAACAAAATTCCAATGCACTAATGGGTTATTTCCGTCATCACAACCAAAGACAGTAATATTTGACATTGTTCTTCCAAAACCTTCTTGATTAACAGCGTTAGCACTTGTAGTGTAATCAGTGTATTGATCGTGAGATTCAGGATGGTTAATAGCTTTAAGCCAATTTAATACAGATCTATAATTATTAAAATCTTTATCAATTAAAAAAGTAAAATCTAAAGAAGAATAATCTACCCCATTACCTGGTATATAAGCTCTACCTGAATTGAATCTATTTGCTAAAGGTACTTCACCTCCAGTAACATTAGGTATTAATAACTGTTGTAAGTTGAATACAACACTTGGTAAATTTTCTGCTACTGCATAAAAATTATGTGGAGCTACATAAGATAGCTCTGGGATTCTAGATGATACTGTACTATAAGATAATGCCATATTATATTTATAATAAAAAAAGAGGCAGCCGAAGCTGCCTCTTTGAAAGAATCGTAATCGACTTATACGTTGTCGATACGGAACTTGCGATAGTAAACGTTTGAGTTTGCTGCTGCAAGACCCTGTGACTGGATTGCTCCAGCACCAGCTGCGAAAGGATTTGAGACCATGCCGTAGCGAGTCTTAAAGCCGATCTTTGGCTGGAAAGTTTCTTGTGCAACTGCACGTACCATTTGCAACGGAACGTATGGGCAATAGAACATACCCGCGTCCATGTTGTTTGAACCCTTATAACCAACGACAGCATAATCACCTGCAGTTGCATATGGGTCAACATAAACTTTCATACGACCATTCAATGTACCAGCAAATACACCTGAAGTTACATCAACATTCAAGTTATCGTTCAAGCCTGATGAGTAGTCAAGAAGACCAGCCATTGTCAAGCTAGAAGCAACGTTTGCAGAACAAAGTACGAAGTTACCTTTACCACGGCGAGTTTCGAAAGCAACTTTGTTAGCTTCCTTTTCAAGCTGTAGCATAAGACCTTTTTGACGCTCAACTGACCAACGGCCTTGACCGTCAGCAATGAGATCAAATACACCGTTATTTGTTAAACCGTCTGCACCATACTTAGCTTGGCTAACCATTGTGCGAACAACTTCACGGTTGATTTCAGCAAGGATCTCAGTTGACAAGATGTTTGACAACTCAGCTTCTGCATCTAAACCATGAACAGCTTTAAGGTCTTGTACCAATTCCATGGTGTACTCACTCTTGAGCGCACGTGTCTTTGCTTCGACAGCTGTACGTTCGATTGTGAATGACATTTCACGGAAGTTGTCCCCTTCACCTTCTCTGGTAGTCATACCATAAGGTGATGTACCACCACCAGCGCCTGGCATTGTTGGGTTGTAGTTACCTGATTCTGGATCGTCACCTGCAATTACACGTCTGTCTAATGCCGGATCATTACCTGAGTCATTACTAAACGGGTCGTTAACAAAGTTAACACCTGCGTAATCAGATGGTCCATCTGAACCAGAAGCACCTTCGTTAGATGCACGACCTGGGTTAAATGGATTTGTATCTGCAGCTGAACCTGAACCTGCACCATGTGTTGGAGCATCGCCATTAAACGCTGTACCTGAGAAGTTCGGGAAGACTTCGTTGTAGAATGCTTCACGACCATCATCGTTTGTGTTTGAATCTTGATAACGTGCACGAAGCGCAAAGATCAACCCAGTTGGAGCTGACATTGGCTGTACACCACAAAGATCAAAAGCCATCATTTGTGGCATTGCACGACGTACGAGTGAGATAATGATCGGATCATATCCAGCACGCCCAGTTGCATTAATGGTAGAGTTGCTACCTGCACCTGAGAAAGCACCGCCGAAGCCAGCGCCTGAGATGGATGATTCGTCAAGGATACCTGCCTCTTCACGTAATGCCTTTTCAGTATTTTCAAGGACCTGAGCAACAACTGCACGCTTGTCTCTCTCATTAATTGCTGAGAGATCTTCGTGGTTGATTACTGGCGCCCACTTTTCCATAAGGACATCGGTTGACATTGTTTTTCTCCTATTCAAAATGATAAATGTCTAATTTTTTCTTATATGTTACTACTTCTAATTTTCTTATTTAGTCACAGTCTTTGAAAGGAACTTCGCGTACTGCGATACAGAACTATCGTCTTCTTCGATAACAGTTCCACCGAATACTTCCTCACTCAAGGAGCTAAGAAGTGGTTGCTCAGAAGACTCATCGAAATAACCCTCTTTGAGTTGTTCGACTTTGTATCTGAACTCGTCAATATCATCAGCATCGACATTCTCAGACAACTTTTCTAAGCGGATCTTTTGTGTCTGAGGAAGATCGTTTCCGATTGCTTCGACAATTTCTTTTCTTTTGATTTCCAAAAGCTCTTTCTTAGCAGAATCAAGCGCTGTAGCTTGCTCTTCTAACTGCTCTTTATATGACTCAACTGCTTCAGTTAATTCATCAACAACAGATACTTCTTCTTCTGGAATATCAATAAAGTTTTCTTCGAAGAGACCTTTCATTCCACGAATGAAATTCTCAGCAATTTCTGTACGAAGAGAATATTTAATTTCAAGTTGATTCTCTTCTAACCATTCGTTAACAACATAGTCAACATACTCGTTAACTCTCTCATTAACTTCATTTACTTTCTCTTCTAACATTTGAGCATACTCAGCTTCAATCTCTTCTCTAATAAGAGAAGTCTTTTCATTTACAGCTGTCTCAAAAATTACTTTTGCTTTTTCCTTGAAATCTTCTTCAAGAGAATCTTCAATGCTCTCTACAATCTCTTCTTCCTCTTCAGTAACAGTTTCTTCTTTAACTGCTTTCTTAGGATTAGCTTTTGTAGGAGTTTCGTTAGGATCATTAGACTGATCATGAGGTCCCTCACCTGGATTTCCACCCTTATCTGTAGGTGAGTTATCGCCTTTTTCTTGAGGAGGTCTCATAGGCTCATTGTTTGAAACTGAAGGAGCTTTCTCAAGCTTTTCACCAGTCGCTTCATCCATTGATTCGTCATCATCATCGTCTTCGTCATCAGAATCGTCATCATCGTCTTCGTCAGATTCTTCCTTCATAGCAGCTTTAATAGCTTTGTCTTTATTATCCATATACTCTTCATCATCAGGCTCATCTTTGCCATCGTTATCCATATCGCCTTTATCTTTTACAGCTTCTTCTACTTCTTCTGCATCTTCAATTAAAGACTCATAACGATTATTAAACTCAGCTAGATCTTCTTCTGATAATGAATCTACTAATTCAGCAAACTCTTCTTCTGAAAGAGCATCAATCTTTTCCCAATCCCACTCTAGTTCTTCTTCAGTGAGCTCAGCTTCGATTTCTTCTTCAGCTTCTTTCATATTCTTCATTGACTCTTTTTCTTCATCAGGAAGTTCATCGTCATTTGCGTTCTTAACAATAGTAGTATCCTGACCAGCTTCTTCAATAGACTCGTCTTCAACTTCAACAGACTCATCTTTTGATTGATCATGAGGTCCTTTGTTAGCTTCTGCTTCTGCAGATGCATCTGATGGCTTAGCTTTTTTACCGTCGATAGAACCTACATCTTTATCTCCGCCAGCATCTAATGCAGCACCTTTTGTTGAACCTAAAACTTCAGAAGAATTGTCTGACGCATCAGAAGCAATCTTACCTTTGTTCATATCACCAACATCTTTGTCTCCACCAGCGTCCATAGCAGCACCTTTTTCGCTACCAATGACTTCAGATGAATTGTCTTTTTGATTACCTGATGTAGGCTTAGCGGTTGAAGTAAGCTTATTAGCAGCAATAGACTTATCAGTCTTATCTTGCGCTTCAGCTACCTGCTCTTCTTCACCGATTTTATTTTGAGGGTTTTTAACTTTCTTTGGCTCTGTCATATCTGCCTCGAGAAGCTCCTCAATAACTGTAATTAGATCGTTATTCTTTTCCATTGTATTAACTCCGTTAATCTATTTATATTAAAGTGTCTTTAAGAAGTTCTCAAAGATCTCAAGTTTAACTCTATTGAGCTCATTTGACTGAGCTTTAATTAATCTTTCTCTCTGACGCTCTAAATCTACTTGTATAAAAGCACCAGACTCGTAAATCCATTCTGCTTGTTCAAAAACACCTTCAACAAAGGAGGACTGAGCTGAAGGATCAAAAACAACATCAGCAGCTGTGGTAAGAACAAAATCAGTACCTACCATATTGTAACCTTCTCTGGTAGGTGCTAACGAACCTAAACCACGAGAAGAAACACCAATTTTAACACCATCAGAAAGAAGGTTCTCAACAATTTTACCCATTGGAGTAGAAAGCACTTTCGCTTTACCTTCATAATAAACAGCATCAGAAGCTCTAGTCTTAGTAAGACTTTCTGTCATAATAGCTGCTCTTTCTGGATTAACAACAGGCTCAGCAGGATGATTTAATTCACCTAGAGCTCTTTTTTCTTTAATGTAATCTGTAGTATATCTATCTACTGCAGCATCCATAACTTTTTCAGTATACACTCTATTATTTTTATTCACTTTTTCAGCTTGTAAAAAAGGACCAGTGATATACATTCTTTTCTGATCACCTTTACCTTCTGTTAAGACAGATAAGTCGTTTAGAGTAATATCTTCTTTAATAAGCTTCATTATTAGCTCCTAAATTCAATTAACACGTTACCGGTTGCCGCGTCATCAAAAACAATAGCGCAATCATTATTAGCAGAAAGTTGTAAACCACCAATCATAGATAGCTCCCATCTACCAGTCTCGAAAACTCTACCATCAATTGTCACAGCAGAAGGTCCACAATTAATTACTGATTCAATAATTCTTGATACCATAACAATAGAACCGTTATCATTTGTAAATGTAAAGTTAGAATCATCTAATGTATGATCAGCACCGTATACGTTTAAAACAACTCTATTTGCAGGAGTTGAACCGTTATTACCTACTTGTTTTGCAGTTACTTGAATAGTCATTTTATTATTCCTTAATTAATAGTGTTCGCAATTGATCTAGATCTACCCTTAACTCTACGTTTAGTGATCTTACCTCTTAGTGCTGCTTTCTTCTTAGCACCTGCGCCCATTGCTCTCTTAGCTCTCTTAAGCTTAATACCCACACGGCGCATCTTAGCTTTCTGTGTACCAGTCTGAGGAAGACATCTATTACCAGCTAATCTCATTCCTGGTCCACAAATCTTTTTCTTCTTTACTTCACCCTTAGCTCTTTTGAAAACAACTTTAGCTCTCGAAGGTTTACCTTTAGCTTTCTTACCACCTGCAGGATTCTTTTCTTCATTAACATTGTTCATTTTATAACAGTCACAATGTTCGCAATCAGGACCACAAGTGCATTCACTTACTGGTAAACCACAACATGCTTCAGGGCACATCTCTTCTTCTTCAATAAACTCGTACTCTTCTGCGAATAGTAATTCTTTAAGAGCATTCATACCGTTAACTGAAGGATCAATTTCCGATAGATCAAATTCAAAGACTAGGTCCATTACAGTACCGTCTTCATCAGGCGCAAAATCAAACACTTCCTGTACTTCAGAATGATTTTCAATTAGAGGGTTATCTAATTCAATCTCACCATCAAATACAACAGTCTCTTCAAACTGCTCAATTTCGACTTCCTGTCTCATTTCCTCAAGCTGTTCTTCAGAGAAAAGGAAATGAGTAGAATGGGAAGCACCATTCACCATTTGCTTTTTTAACTCTTCCCTAAACGTTTGAGTCTGATATTTTTTCCATTCAAGAAGATTCATTTTCATCACTCTTTAAATAATCTTTTGCCATAGTACGTTTAATGTCTTCAAGCTTAGTAAATGCACGCCTTGTTATATCATCTTTAAAAGACTTGGTAAAGTCTTCTGACTCATCTGCTTGTAAAAATTCTTTAAAATCTAACATAATTTATTTATTCCTTTTTAACCCCAGAGTATAGAATCCATCTCAAGAGTTGTATTCTTTAACTCTTCTTCTAGTTCCTGTAACTCTGTCTTCGCTTCATCCCAAAGGCCTTGACCATCAAGTTGTACCCCACCAGGAAGTTCTGTATTCTGATATTTTTTAAGATTAGAACCCCACTGTTGTTTTGCTAACGCGGTTGCATATCTTTTTAACCACGTGTTCTTATATACTTCACCAGTAATTTCCGGGTCTGCGACCTCGTATACTTCACAAAGTAAATAAAAATCCCCTCTACTTTTATTATCTTTTATTCTCTTCCAATCTACATCCATGTACAATCTACTTTTATACATGTTAAATCTAATAGCAGGTGCTGTATTAAGCATAAAGTCAATATGCTCTACATTTAATTTTTGGGTGTAGTAGTTTGATAAACCTCCACCAGCAGCATTACCATAGAACATATCAAAATTGTTTAAGAAATATTGGTATTCAAAATTATACATCCCTGCATGTGTGAAAGAATCTATCTTACTTACCTTAGTGACAGATACAATACTATCAGGCACTTTAACCCCGATTTGACCTGTCTCTGTTACAGTAATATTCTCTTCTTCTAATAAAACTTGTTCTTCTTTCCATTGGTTATCAAAACTATCAGTAGGACCTTCATCTAATCCATCTGAATCAACTTTAATATAAATTCTATTACCTTGTACATTATCTTTTTTCCTCATTACTCTATCACCTATTCTATAGGTGTGAATAATATCAGAATCAAACATCTCTGCAGTTAAGTTTTGATGAATTCTATTATTACGATTAAGTAGATTTGCATCAACTTTAATTGTACGCCAAGATCTTTGAGCACCATCGTAATGATACTGATGAAAAAACTGAACAGCTTCATCTATACAATCTTCTAATTGTACATCAGCGATCTCAACGTTAATAACTGGTGCACCCAGTCTACGTAACATCCAATCTGCAAGTTCTTGTTTACTATAAGGTAGCGGCATCGTGCTCCACAATCTCTGTTTCAGTATTTATTGTAAGAACATCTTTTTGTCCTGATGGTACAATCTTAGGTCCTGGTAATTCTACATGTTCAAAATTAAAATCACCTTGATTATCTGGATCTTTAATTTGTTCTTTTTCCATTTCATTCATAATCTCAGCATCAATACGAGCAATATCTTCTTCTGTTTGACCTAGGATTACTTTACGTACATACTCAATTGAGAAATATTTACCAACATATTCAGACGCGTCTCTCAATACACTTAATTGATCATTAAGAAGCTCTACTTGCTTTAACTGATCGAAATGCATGTCCTTAAGATAATCGAATGAGATGTATTGTCTCATCTCTTCGAATTCAGCCTGTGTACATACACCTTTAAGTACTAATTGAACTCTAAGTACTTCATTAAAAACTTCAGCAAATTGTTTTCTTAGACGTTTAATAAACTTACTAAATTTTATTTCGTCTCTTGAAATGTCTGATGCTCTTCCGAGTTGGAAGTTGTTGTCTTGGTTGATTCTTGAGATTGGTACGTTGAGTGACTGGTACAACTTTTCTTTGAAGTAATTAACGTCATCAAGGTCTCCAAGATTTTGTCCTCCTGGTAATGTCGAAATTTCTGTACCGCGCGAACCTTCTCTACGAGGGAGCCAGAAGTCTTCAAGGAGTGACATAAACTTTCTAGAGTCACGAATTTCTCCTGTGTTGGGATTGTAATCAATTTTATTTCTATACCTATTCATCATATCACGTAGATATGTTTCAGCTTTAATCTTAGGTAATGTACCTACATCAACATAAAAGATTCTTCTTTCTGGTGCTCTTGCAATACGATAAACAATAAGAGCATCTTCCATAGAACGTAAATTGTTAAAAGGTTTAATTGCTTTGTCTAAATAACCAACAATCATACCTTTATTTCTATCCACTAAACCTGAAGGACAGAATACAATAGAGTCTTTAGAAAGTTTAACACCATTGTTACCACCATCGGGTGAATATTCAAAATACTCTTCTACTTTAGTAAGGACAGGTACACCGGTTCTAGAATCTTTTTCATAGAAAGGTTTTACATGTCGCTTAATTTTTAAAGCGTCGATAGATCTTAATTCTTTGATACCGTTTTTAGGGTTGTTAGGGTCAATAATAACTTGAAAGTAAACTCTTCCATCGATATACCATTGACGGAAAAGATCATAAGAGCGTCTTTGAAACTTTAATAAGTGTAGAGTATTTTTAAACTCTTCTCTAATTGTTTCTTTAATTCTATCATCAATATTAAGTAAATCTAAACGAATAGATACTGAAGGTCTTTCATGTTCTGTAGTGAAAGCTTCGTTTACAATATCATCAACAGCTGAATCAGCTTCAGGGTAGAAAGCTATATCTCTATATTGAGCAATGAGAGCATGTTCGTTTCTTGCTTTACTATATTGCTCATATGTATAACCGATACGACCACCGACAGGTAGGTCAGTACCATCATCCATTGGTTGAGGAATGGGTGATGGTACAGGTTTATCAGTTTTATTCTGAACTAATTCAAATCCGAATAGTTCTTCTTTTTGTATAGCCATAAGGACTCCTCATTATGTAATGAAGAGTTTATTGTGTTACGGGTACAGGGTTGATATCAGATGTGGTTCTAGCTGTAGTTGATACTTCTGTAGTATTAGCCTCCCACCACTGATATGCAAACGTAACAGCAAACTCTTCAATTGTATCTGTACTATCATATGATACATCAATTGTATCTACAACAGTAGGCCAAGCCCCGACAATAACGTATCTTTTAATAACTGAACCATTACGGCTAAGTTGTTCGATCTCCATATTAGAAGTGTATGAATCGAAAGAAGCAGCGTCTACACCTCTTCCTGATACGTTGTTTGCGGCGCCATTAATCGCATCCTGCCATCTTTCGAAAGCGTTTCTTACAGCAAAGTTATTATCGTTAATAACCTGTACAGTCCAAGCATCAAAGATTGTATCACCAGATACTTTTAATTGTCTACCTCTGAACGGTACAATTACTTCACCGATTGTTCTTGCTGGCATTGCCGCTGTTTTAATCATGAATGAACTTAAAGCTTCTGTTTCACCTGCACCAAAAGGTGAGTTGGCTTGACCTTGAATGTTACCATTAGGCCAATTACAATTTACTCTAAATAGATTCGCTCTCGCGCCGCCGCCTGCTAAGGCCGTCTTAAAATCGTCAATACGTACGGTCATATTATGCTCCTGCTACCTCACTAAATGATACTCCAGTTCTTACTGCAACAAAATTCAATGTAATGAAGTTGATTGAGCGAGCTGGTTTAAGATAGATGTCTGCAACAAACCTATTACCGTCGATAACTTCTCCAGTATTATTAGATGTATCACAAACAACCTTATAATCAGTTAAACCTCTTCTTGCTAAAACTTCTGCAAGGAACGGCTCGACAGCATTAACGAAAGTTCTTCTTGTAAGATCGTCATTGAATTCAAACAACTGATACTTAGCTGCTGTAGCAATTGCTTTCTCAAGTACAATGAACAATCTACGAACGTTAATTCTATCGAACGCTGAAGGTCTAGATAAAGCTGTTTTATCTCCATAAAGAAGTGTACCCTGACCTCTAAAGGTTACTACAGGGTTAATTCTTTGAGGGTAAAGTTGATCTCTATCAGTTTGATTAGGGTTGAAAGACAACTTAACTACATTATTAATAAAGCCTCTGTTCAAACCTGCTGGAGAGAACCATGCTTCATTAGTAAATTCAGTTCTAGCAGTTAAGCCAGCAGTGTCTGGGTTGAGTGGAATCCAGAAATACTCGTCATTGTATCTATCATACTGTCTCTTATAGCCAGAATCGAATACTGCATACGAGGTTGAATTAAAATCTGAATAGTAACTAATCACTTTAGCCGCTGTTGGATTATTAACTGCTGACGAATAGTCAGGAGAGCAGAATGCAATTGCATCTTTTCTAGTCTCTGCTATTGTTATAACATATTTGCTAACAGTTTTAGATCTTTCTCCAGTAATAAGTAGATTAACATCAACAGCTTGGTCATCTGCAAGTAAATCATATGCAGCTGTGTAATTACCATCTGTTACGGTTAAACCATCGTCACCACCATCAAGAGCATACTTTCTAACACCAACTAAAGAAGCATTAGTAGAAAGATAATTAAATCTACTATTACCTGTAAGTGATGTTAGAGAAGAACCGATAGTAGTGTTACCTGTGATTGTAGCACTCTGAGCTGCTGTTTCTTCGTTTAACAAATAAACCCAGTTAGAGGTATCATTGATAACATCTACATAATAATTAGCTCCACCATCAGCTGTCTTAGCGTTTTTAGCTTTTGAAACATAACCATACGTCTCTAACACTTCATTTGCATTACCAGTAATTAATGTATTTGTTGTATAAACAATAATATGCATTTCATCTTGTGGCGCAGTAGTGTAATTCGATCCCCAAACACTTGTACCTGGTAAAGTGTCAAATAGATCAGCACCTTTTACTGAACCAAACAAAGCAGTATTTTTAAAATCTGAGTCAGCTATTGACGCGTCGATCATAATAATACCAATACTGTTACCTAACATACCTGGGTATCTAGCATACACAGAACCGTTAACAAGAGTAGATTTTTCTACTAAGAAGTCGTCAAGGTTATTAAGTTGCGCAGATGTTAATGTGTCAGCAGTTGTAGAAGCATCTGTGTTAACAAAGAATGTAAAGGTCACACCGTTAACAGTCTGAGCTGCAGGTAAGGTTAAACCTGAAGCAGCGTACTTAACAGTTGGATCAACAATACCTGCGATACCATCTGAATCAATTGCTACTGAACTATAACCACCTGCTACTAATGCATCAACTAAACCTGCAGCAATCGACCCTAGATCTGTTTGATCATCTGCAGTAACGCTAACGGTTGTTGAACCATCTACCGCTACAGTGAATGTTGAACTCGATGCAATACCACCAAGTACAACTGAAATAGTTGTTGCAGAACCTACTACAGGTTCTGATGCAGCGTTTCTTGCACCGTCTGAAATCGCTCTTACAATTTGTAATTGATTTGCATAACCTAAAAAGTTAGCTGCTGCATACCAATCATCTCTTGTGCTTGAAGCGTCGTTTGTTGAAACTTTTGGGTATCCAAACTTAGCAAGAAGATCTTTCTCTGATGATACCGTTGTTACTTCTAACGCTGGACCCCATTCGAATTTACCAGCAAAACCACCAATCGATGTTGCCACCGCTGGGATAATGTTAGTAAGATCTTTTTCTACAATTTGTACACCTGGGCTAACTAAAAATGCCATTGTGAACTCCTATAAACTCTTTCTTTATTTATTTTTTCTCTTATTGCGAGACAAGCAACCTACCGTTGTCTGCTGATGATTCTACGACAGCATCAAATGTCATGTCTTCAAACCCTGATTTAAACCTAAAGTGGATAGTGTCGTCATTATCCAACGCTGAATCATAATCCATTATAAACTTATCAAAATAATTCATTGCTACAGCATCGTTATTAACTGTATATACTATAGTTCTTAATACTTGATTAAAGCTAGAACCTGCTCCTATTGTAAAGGATCTGCTAATAATTTCACCACCACCTAAACTATAAACATACCAAGTTACTTTAGTATCAGCTGATAAAGTTGATCCTGTCTGAGTATATTCAACTTGATTAAGATCGGAGTCAGTTAACGCTGTAGCTGCTTGTGCAATGCCTACACCGAGTAGACTTTCTAATCTAATAATTCTAGTGATATGAGAATTAGTTTCTTTTGTAATAGCTGAATAAAGAATATCACTATCAGCGAAATCTAATCTATTAAGGTTAATAGTTCTTACTACTCTATCAGAATCATAATATTCAGAATCTTCTAGTCTAGTTAATCTTAATCTAACTGTAGTGAGTCTATCTTTTGTAAATAGAATCTCAGAATCAATATCATTTTCTAATCTAGTAATTCTAGTAGATAGACTTTGAATTCTAAGCTCATCTGAATCGAGTCTAGCTTTAATGTCGTTAATTGCATCTTCGTCAATCGAAAGAGTGCGGAACTTCAATCTATAATCAGAGTCATCTGAGTCATGGCTTGCTTTAAGAATAGCTAAATCAAATTCGTTTTGAATAACTTTTTCTAATAATCTACCATCTGAATCTAGAGAAGAAACAAGAGCTTTAATTCTATTAGCATCTGAATCAGCATTACGTTTCAAATTAGCAATCGCTATCATATCAGAATCTAGTCTAATAATAATATCTAACAAGCTAGCTTGATCTGAATCTAGTAGTGCTTGTAGTTGATCTACTCTTGTCTGTAATGTCTGAATGCGAACTGTATCAGAATCAGCATCTGCTCTTAATTGATCTACCTCGTTACGTAAATCTGCAACAACTTTAAGATCTGAATCAGTAAACTTAGAGTGCTCATTAATCATATTTTCTACATTTTCAGAATCTAAAGAAGCAGTTAATCTAGAATCAATAAGATTAACAATGTAATCAGAATCAATATTTACTCTAAATACACCTTCCCAATCATCGTTCTCGTGAAAATCAACGATAATACCTTTACCGACCGCTTCGACGCGGACCATAAGTGGATAAAATTCAGAATCGAAATTATATGCCATATGTTAACACTCTACTATTGTTATATTTATATTAATCATAATGTAGTGTATTTAATTAACCTTATGCTTCATAGATGTATACCGCACCAGCGCTAGACAATGGATCACCAGCACCTCCATCTTCACCATAAGCACCAACAGCTAAATAAGAACCATCGGAATCTATTGAAACCGCTCTACCATAGTTACTATTACCGCTAAAATTATCACTTGCTTGTGCATCAGATGCAGTTATTTTTTTCACTTCAGTCCAAGTAGACCCGTCTCTTTCAAATACATAAGCTGCACCAGCGCTAGACAATGGATCACCAGCACCTCCATCTTCAAACGGTGCGCTAATAACAGCATATGTTCCATCGGAGTTAATATCCACATTTGCACCAAACCGATCATTTGCTCCTGGATCTGATGCTACTAACTTAGCTTGTTGTGTCCAAGTAGAACCTGATCTTGTAAAGATATATGCTGCACCAGCATCAGATATTGGATCACCTGCTCCACCGTCTTCAAATGGCGCACCAATAACAGCATATGTTGAGTCTGACGATACAGCAACACAGCTTCCAAAATTATCACTAGCTTGTGCATCAGATGCTCTTAATATTGCTTGTTCTGTCCAAGTAGAACCAGATCTTGTAAAGATATAAGCTGCACCTGCATTAGTTATACCTGGCGAGTCTTCAAATGGCGCGCCAACAATAATATAGGTAGCATCCGGGTTTATATCAATAGAGAAACCAAAGTTATCAGTTGCACTGTAATTCGAAGCTTGTAGTTTAGCTTGTTTTGTCCATGTAGATCCGGATCGAGTATAAACATACACATGATCTGCTCCGACGTAGGGTTCACCAACAAACGCATAAGTTCCATCACTGTTTAACGCGACAGAAGATCCAAACCTTCCGTTACTGATTAGACTGTCCTGGTAAAGACTTGATTGGAATGACCAATTAGATCCGGATCTGGTAAATACCCAGGCTCCACCAGCGAGGGAAACGTCTTGCGAATCACCCAAATAAGCATAGGATGAAATAATAGCATATTCAGCATTATCGCTTATAGTAGCTTCATAGATAATACCAGAGTTTGTAAAGGAAATTTCATCTTGTAAGGTCCAAGTTGATCCCGACCGCGTAAAAATACCACCAGTTTTTTTATTAGCTAAAGATGCAATAAGATATGTTGCATCATTGTTTAACTTTGTTGACATCCCTAACATATCAACTGATGATGGATTTGGATGGCGAATAATACTTTCAGTGGGTGCAGACCAATTAGGACCAAATGATAATGTAAATGTACTTAAAGCAGAAACTAAATTAACACCATCTGATGCTTTAAATGTAACTGTACCTGTACCACCAACAGCTAGACCGTTTTCACTATCAAGAGGTACTACTGTCCATACGTTATGATTATCTGAATCATGAGAGATAGTTGCAATCGAATCAAAATCGCTATCAGTAATAACAGAATATAAAATAGGTATGTTATCACTATCAGTAGCTACTAAAGTAATAGTTGTTGATGTACCGTTAATAGCAAGACTATATGTACTGTCAGGCTCTATAATCCATTGAGGGTTAAAGTCATTAATAATAGCAATCCTATACCAACCGCTATCCCATATGTATAAAGAATTACTAGCTGTAATTAGAGCTTGTTGACCATTTGTGTTGCCTGACAAAGGTAAATCGTCTATAGTACTATAAACAGCTACTGATCCTGCAGGAGGAGAAAACCTAACTGCTTTAAGACCGGTATTGTCTATATTAGTAAGACCTGCTATGGTACGAGCTTTTGTCATTGATTAACCTGCTTCGAAGATATATGCAGCACCGGCATTAGATAATGGATCACCTGCTCCACCGTCTTCATTCCATGCACCTAAAATTGCATATGCTCCATCATCACTTATTGAAGCTGCACGGCTTGTCCCTCCAAGATTATCATATGCTTGTGCATCAGGTGCTGTTAATACACCAACCTGCGACCAAGTTGAACCATCTCTTTTAAAGATATATCCTTGACCAGTATCAACAATATTGTTGATGCCGTCACTATCAATATGCGCATCACCAGCGCCGACTACCACATAAGTACCATCTGAATTCATAGATACGCATGTTCCAAACCTATCATTATCATTAACATTTGTTGATTGAATCTGTTGCTGTTGAGTCCAAGTAGATCCGGATCGGGAGAAAATATAAGCTGAACCAGTATTACTGCCTCCAGTGTCTTCGAAAAAAGCACCACTAATAGCATAATTACCATCACCGCTTATTGCAACACTATAACCAAATCCGTCGCCATCTCCAGCATTAGAAGCTTGAATCTTTGCCTGTTGTGTCCAGGTAGATCCAGATCTTGTAAAGATGTATGCAGAACCAGCCCCACTAAAGGTTGTGTCTTCCAACCGCGCGCCAACTATAATATAAGAGCCATCAGAATTTATTTCTATGGAATTGCCAAAACGATCAGATGCTTCTGCATCAGATGCTCTCAATATTGCTTGTTCTGACCAACTAGAACCAGATCTTACATAGACATACACTGCACCAGCATCCAATGCTGGATCACCCGATCCGCCATCTTCGTACTGTGCTCCAACAATAGCATAATTACCATCACCGCTTATTGCTACAAGTTCACCAAAATAATCACTAGTTTGCGCATCTGATGCAGTCAACTTAGCTTGCTGCGTCCAAGTTGAACCAGACCTAGTGAAAACATAAGCTGCACCTACAAAAGTGCCAACTCCATATGCACCCGCAATAGCATAAGTTCCATTTGTACTGATTGATACACTAGTTCCAAAGTAGTCACCGTTTGCAGCATCAGATGCTTGTATAAGAGCCTGCTCTGACCACGAGGATCCAGATCTAAGATAGATATAGGCACCGCCGCGATCACCACCTCCTGTATCTTCCCTTTCAGAACCAACAATAGCATAATTACCATCACCGCTTATTGCAACACTGAATCCATATCTATCAGCCGCGGATAGATTTGATACTGCCAACTTTGTTCCAGTAGGATTTGCCCAATTGGGATCAAAAGTAATACTAAAAGTACTTAATGTTGAAACTAAATTAACACCATCTGATGCTTTAAACGTAATAATTCCTGAACCTGCTACAGCAAGACCGTTCTCACTATCTGTAGGTATAATGGTAAATGTTCTACCATTATCAGAATCTTTTGTAACAGTTGCAATTTGATTAAAATCAGAATCTGTTGTAGCTGTATATGTAATAGGAACACCTTCGCTATCAGTTGCTAAAATAGTAATAACGGTTGATGCACCTGTTGTACTTAAATCATAACTAGAAGCAGCTTCTGTTGACCAATATGGTGTAGAGTTAATTAAAGCAATCTTATACCAACCATTACTAAAAATATACAATGTATTTGTGGAAGTAATTAAAGCTTGATCCCCGTTTGTGTTACCTGTTAATGGTAGAGAGTCGATAGATGAATATGTAGTAACGTTACCCGCCTCTAATGACGCAGGTGCTAAGCTTGGTTTAATAATATTTGATTCGTTTAATAACGATGCTAGCAATCTAGTTCTAGATGATGACATTAATTGTTCTCCAATGCTTCAACCCTAACAGTTAAAGCTTCGTTTGATGCAGTCAAAGCATCGTTTAATGCTTTAAGTTCTTTAATACTGTTTAACATTACCCAGAACAGTTCATCTTTGTTAACAGACTTAATACCATTTTCTCTTGTAGTAACTGAATTTGGAAGCAAGGTTTCGAGATCTTGAGCCATAAGACCAACAACAGTTTTAGTTGTATCAAGGTTTTCATGAACCAATCCATCGCTATCTGCTAATTCTGGATGCGCTGTAGCAATATCAGAGTCAGAAAGATAGTTGTAAGTTTTTACATCTACCTGATCAAGGATTGTTAGACCAGTCGTGTAATCTGTTACATTGGTCTTAATACGTTGATCTGATGTTGTTGACCAACTCGAAGAATTTGCTTGATTGTATGCTCCAGTCGAACCGCCAATATAGGCGGTGTTTTGACCTTTGTCATACAAGGAATTACCTATAACAATTGCACTAGATCGTCCGGACGTAAGCCCACAGCTTCCACCGATTAAAATATTATCATTACCAGTATTCAAATTGTTAAAATTATTACGTCCTACTACAAGGTTCCGACTACCGGTTGTAATATGGTTTCCGTTATAAGTCCCTATAAGTGTATTCTCGCTACCAGTAGTGATCAACCGCCCTACATTTTGTCCTATAGCAACGTTTAAACTTCCAGACGTGATTACGCCTAAATTTCCCGTCAGATGGTCTGTACCTCCAATTGCAACGTTACCATTACCACTGGAACCGGTATTTGTTGTCATAGCTAGCTTGCCAATCGCTATATTGTTTGCACCTGTCTGACCGGTATAATTATATTGATTACCCATAGCTTGATAGCCAATGGCGATGCTGTAATTACCTTTATTATGATGTCCAGCATAATAACCTACATTCACACCATAAAAACTACCTGTTACTGTGGCTCCTGCAAAGCTACCAATTGTGATTTCACTTGCTTGTATAGCTTTTGCATTCTCACCAATTGCAATTGCATCTCCACCTGTAGCAGATGCAGCTGTACTAGTAGAATTGATCTTGACATAACTACCCAGGGTTCCTGCACCACCAAGCGCTGATGCGATTGCGGTCACGTGACCATTATCATCTAGTGTAATGTCTTGAATAAAATAACTACCACCGTTGTTAACAGAACTAGCTGCACTAATGGTTGGGTGAGATGGATTTTCATCAATAATAGCAACAACCTGATCTGAATCAAAACCGGAACTGGTTTCATTAATAACAGATATAACTTGATCAGAATCTAAAGCTGATACAGCTGCTTTTTCAATACCACCATCATCTGCAATTAAGAGAGATAATATTCTAGATTTTGATTTTGTATTTGATCGTATATACCTGGTTGACATTAATTGTTCTCCAATGTTTCTACTCTAGCGGTCAAAGCTTCGTTTAATGCTTTAAGTTCTTTAATTGAATTCAACATTACCCATACTAGCTCATCAGTGTTGATTGATTTGATACCATTAATACCTTCTGAAACACTATTAGGTAAAACTGTTTCTAATTCTTGAGCAATAAGACCAACTACAGTTTTTTCAGTGTTTAAAGAAACATTAACATTACCATCACTATCTGCTAACTCAGGGTTGTCAATTGCAATTTCAGAATCTGATTTATAGTTAAAAGTTTTAACGTTTATAAGATCTAATTTATTAAGACCGTTGGTATATGCTGTTATATTGGTTTTAATTCTTTCATCTGATACAGTTTGCCATGTGTTAGAATTAATCTCGTTATAGATACCAGATGAGCCTCCGATATAACCTGTATTGTTACCTTTTGCTGTTAAATTATATCCTACAACAACAGAATTCGAAAGGTTTGTATTTCCGCCAGCTCCTTTCCCTATGTATGTATTACCACTACCTGTTGATGTGTTTCTACCAGCGTCGTAACCTACATAAACATTATCAAAACCACTATAACAGTACTGGCCAGCTTGAAATCCTATAGCAACATGCCTCGAAGTGTTAACGCCAGTACTAGTGTAAGTGTTAAAGTTTCTTCCTCCAATACCCACGCTATAATTACAATTCATTTGTGTGACTGCAGTTGACTGAAAAACCTGGTTTCCAATACCAACGTTACCATTGTCATTTTGCATTCTTGAGCCACAAAAAGCACCAATATAAATTTGACCATATGTTTGACCAACAGGGTTATTCCATTGGTGACCGTCAGCTGCTCCGTAACCTATAGCTATACCATAATCACGTAATTGTCCACTACCTGTTGTAAGACCACCGTTGGCGCCAGCTCCTATAGCTACAAGACCAACACCTGACGCATCACTACCGGTATAACCACCAGCTTTCCAACCTATATGTACGTTGTAATTACCAGTCTTTCGATAACCTGCATTTGTACCCACAGCAACACTATAATCACCGGCTGTCGACCATCTAGAAGCTTGGTAACCTACTGCTGTTACGTCTGTACCAACTAATTCTGAACCAGCATAAGCGCCTACATATGTGCCGTTATCATTTGTATTCTTACCAGCTTCTCTACCAACAGCTACTACGTTTTGCCCACCGTTGTTATTCGCATAATAACCTACCGCGGTTGAACTTGTAAAAGCAGCGGTGCCGCCTGAAGCTGCATAACCAATATTTACTGATCCTCCATAGTTACCAACTCCACCGTTTCCAGCTTGATAACCAATATTAACTTGACCGCTTTGAGTAGTAGTTTCACTTCCTGCTTCATAACCTATATTGATGTTATAATCACCAGTAGTAATTGCATCGCCTGCAGAAGAACCAATACTAATATTACTTAGTCCAGAACCAGCGGTAATGGCGCTAGTGGTATTTGAACTAATGATATTATCATCAGCGTCAATAGAAAGAACCCCACCACCTCCTGAGCTATTTTCATTAATAATAGCAACAACTTGATCACTATCGAAACCAGTATCGTCTACTACGTTTTC